ATTTACATAAAGCTCTGAAGCCAATTAACCAGCTTCGAATGATGGAAGACTCACTGGTTATCTACCGGCTTGCACGGGCGCCTGAGAGACGAATATTCTATATTGACGTAGGTAACTTACCACGAGGTAAGTCTGAACAATATATGAAAGATATTATGGCGCGCTATCGAAATAAACTTGTATATGACGCAGACACAGGACAAATAAGAGATGATCGCAAACATATGTCTATGCTCGAAGATTTTTGGTTACCGAGAAGAGAAGGTGGCCGAGGAACTGAAATATCCACACTTCCGGGTGGAGAAAATCTCGGACAGATTGACGACATCATCTATTTCCAAAAGCGTCTCTATAGATCATTAAATGTTCCTATCAATAGATTAGAACAAGAAGCACAGTTTAGCCTAGGTCGATCTACTGAGATAAGTAGAGATGAATTAAAATTTCAGAAGTTTATTGATAGACTTCGTAAACGTTTCTCAATGTTGTTCTTAGAAATTTTAAAGAAGCAACTTGTAATGAAAGGTTTAATTACTGAAGAAGATTGGAATGAATGGAAAAATGATTTGGTTATTGATTATTCAAGAGATAACCATTTTACAGAATTAAAAGATGCCGAATTATTAAGAGAAAGATTACAAACTCTTGATCAAGTAAGTCAATATGTGGGTGATTACTTCTCAAAAGAATGGGTTATGAAAAATGTGTTAATGTTTGATGACGATGATATTAAACAGATTTCACAACAAGATGCTGAAGAAAAACCTGATCAAGCAAATGATCAAGAAAACATTCCAGATGAAGAATAGTTTTGTTATAAATAATAGGAAATGGAGACATTATGGAAAACATTGAACAATTGATACAACAAGCTGCAGATAAAGATTATGCTGCGGCTAATACTACATTTGTAGATATTATGAATCAAAAGCTTGCTGATACTTTAGAACAAGAAAAAATTAGAGTGTCTGGCGAAATATATAATGGTTTAGAATCTGAAGAAGATGAACAGTTAGAACTAGATTTAGATGATGAGGAAGAAGAAGTAGCAACTGACGAAACTGAAGCTGCGGATGAAACCGAGTCTGAAGAGGATGAAGATGATGTTGAAGACGAACCTGATACAGACGAATCCGATGAAGACGCTGAAGAATCTTAGAGAAGCTGTAACAAAAGAACGAACGGTTTATAAAAGAAAATATATGGGTTTCAAACTAGAAATCATACAAAAGCATGATAAGTTTGAAGCATATGTAGACGGTGAAAAATTAGACACTTATGATACGAAACGGCATGCACAAAAAATGATCATGCAGTTTGTAAAGGAAGTAGATTAATGAAGCTTATTGCTGAATACACAGAACAAAATATTGAATGCTTGGTAGAAGCCAAGGAGGACGGTAGTAAAAAATATACTATCGAAGGCGTATTCGCACAAGCTGAACAAAAGAATAGAAATGGTCGTATTTATCCAAAGATGATTATGGAAAAGGCAGTGAATAAATACGCCAAAGAACAAGTTGAAACTAAACGGGCTGTCGGTGAGTTAAATCATCCCGAAGGTCCTACTGTCAACTTGGATAAAGTTTCCCATCTCATAACCGACCTCAAAGTTGAGGACAATAATGTGATGGGTAAGGCAACTATTTTGGGCACTCCAATGGGTGAAATCGTAAAAGGTTTACTTGAAGGTGGTGTACAACTAGGTGTCTCAACTCGTGGTATGGGTAGCCTTGAGAGACGTGGCGATGCCATGTATGTCAAAGATGACTTTATGCTTAATACGATTGACATCGTACAAGATCCATCAGCTCCAGGAGCTTTTGTTAATGGAATTATGGAAGGCGTTGATTGGGTCTGGAATAACGGCATCATTGAAGCTCAAGAAATTGAAAAAATGGAGACTGAAATTAAGAAGGCTCCGCGTGCTGATCTCTATGGAGTTCAGACCCGTGAGTTTAAAAATTTCCTCTCGTTACTGAAAACTAAATCTTATTAGGAGGTCAAACATGACTGATCAAGTAGAAGACCAGGAAGTTGAGCTCGAGGACGAGATCGAAATCGAAGAAGCTCACGATCCTAAAAATGCAGAGGCGCAATCCGTTGCTTCTGTAAAGGGTGCTGAAGGTAAAGGTAAAACCGCAAAAGAGCCAGGTGGCAAAGGCGGAAAAGCTGAACCAATGCAAAAGTTGCCAGGAACCAAAGCTGGTATGATTAATGCAATGTACATGAAAGCAAGCAAAATGAAAAAAGAAGAGCTTGCCGGAATGTATGCTAAACTTATGGGCGAAACTGTGGCAGAAGAAGTAGAAGCCGATGATCAACCAATCGTTGAGTATCAAGCTGACTTCTCTCAAGATCTAGACGCATTAATCGAGTCTGAAGCTACTCTTTCAGAAGAGTTTAAAGCTAAAACAGCCGTAATTTTTGAAGCAGCTATCAAATCTAAACTATCAGAAGAAATTGATCGTTTAGAAGAAAACTATAAGACTGAACTCGAAGAAGAAGTAGCAGCTACTAAAGCTGATATGGTCGAGAAAGTCGATAGCTACCTCAACTATGTTGTTGAGAATTGGATGGAAGAAAATAAACTTGCTGTACAATCAGGTCTACGTACCGAGATTGCTGAGAAGTTTATGAATTCATTGAAAGATCTGTTTACAGAATCTTACATTGAAGTTCCAGAATCTAAAGTCGACCTAGTTGACGAATTAGCCGCAGAAGTTGAAGAGCTAGAAGAAGCTCTAAACAGCTCTATGGCAAAAGCCATCGAAACTGCTGAAGAATTAGAAGAAATGAAACGAAACGAAGTAATTCGTGAAGCTTCTAAAGATTTAGCAGAAACACAAGTTGAAAAACTTGCGAAGTTGGTTGGAGATATTACCTTTGAAGATGCAGATACTTTTGCAGAAAAAGTAAAAACAGTCAAAGAATCATATTTCAAAAAAGAATCCGTTGAGTCTGTAATAGAAGACGCAGTTGAAGATGACGATGGTAACATCGTTGAAACAACTGGAACAATGGAACAATACCTCACCGCGATTCGTAAAGCATCGCAAACATAAATTTGGGAGTCCAAAAAAATGCAATCTTATGACAAATTAGTCGAAAAGTGGGCACCAGTACTTAATGAAGAATCAGCGGGTACTATCAAAGACGCTCACCGAAAAGCAGTAACAGCTGCGATTCTAGAAAACCAAGAGGTCGCTCTACGTGAAGAGCGTGCTCAAAATAACTTCTTAACAGAAGCTGCTCCGGCCGGTGCTAACACTGGTTCTATCGGAACATGGGATCCTGTGTTGATCTCACTTGTACGACGTGCAATGCCAAACCTAATGGCGTATGACGTTGCAGGTGTTCAGCCAATGTCAGGTCCAACTGGTCTCATCTTTGCGATGAAATCACGTTTTGATGGTGGTGCAACTAACCAAACAGAAGCTCTCTTTAACGAAGCTCCTACACGTCACTCAGGTACAAAAACAGCGGCAGCTCCAGGTACAGACGGTTCAGGTCTAGACGTAACGAACGCGAATTCGCCAAACACAATCGATTCCGATCGTACAACAGATCTTATGCGTGCTGGTATGTCAACAGACTCTGCTGAAGCTCTAGGTGATTCTGCTTCAAATGCTTTCGAGCAAATGGGTTTCACCATTGAGAAAGCAACTGTGACTGCGAAGTCACGTGCGTTGAAAGCGGAATATACTCTAGAACTAGCACAAGACTTGAAAGCAATTCATGGTCTTGACGCTGAGACAGAGTTGGCCAACATTCTTTCAACAGAAATCTTGGCTGAAATCAACCGCGAAGTAATCCGAACAATTAACTCACAAGCGAAAACTGGTGCGCTACAAGCGTCAACAGCAATCAACGGTGTGTTTAATATGAACTCAGATGCTGATGGTCGTTGGTCAGTTGAAAAATTCAAAGGCCTAATCGTTCAAATCGAACGAGAAGCTAACGTAATTGCAAAAGAAACACGTAGAGGAAAAGGTAACTTTATTATCTGTTCTTCAGACGTTGCTTCAGCTCTTGCAGCTTCAGGCATGTTGGATTATACTCCTGCACTATCAACTAA